AAGAATGGTACTATAGTTGCAGGAGCTAAGATGGGTGGGTTTGGTGCTTCTGTTACTGTTAACTCTGTACCTATAGCCGTCTCAGGATTTGCTTCAATGGCAACTAATGATTACCTAAGTGTATTCATTGGTAACGTAGACTCTACTGATAATATTACTTGTCGTATGTGTCAACTAACAGCTCACAGTCTGGTAACTTAAAATGGCTTTTATATCTTTAACACCTATGACAGAGCTTGAAGCTGTTAATATACTTCTGGCTGCTATAGGTGAAGCTGCTGTATCTAGTTTGGAAACAGCTACTACAGTAGAAGTAACTCAAGCTAAGAAATTACTTTCTAATGTAAACAGAGCAGCTCAACAAAAGGGATGGCATTTTAATACAGAGTGGGATGTAGTATTAACTAGAGATAGTGACAATAGGATTCCCCTTAGTCAGTCTATTCTGTCTGTGTATCAACCGGGACAGCTAATGACTATTAGAGGTATGTCTGGTGATATGTATGCTTATGACTTAGACAATAATACTTTTACTTGGACTAAGAATCTTAACAATGCTGTTACTATTACTCTCTTAGATTTCATAGATAGTCCTAATACTTTTAGACAGTATGTTACTACTAGAGCTGCTAGGATTTTCCAAGAAGAAATTATAGGACAAGTATCAGCAGAGACTGTAAACAGACAAGAAGAAGCAGAAGCTTATGCAGACTTGTTGGATGATGATGCAGAAAGAGCAGGATTAAACGTAGCTTATGGGACACTAGATATGTTAAATACGACTCAGCTTCACAGGAAGTTATGGTAGATGCCCTTAATTACAGAACAAATAAGCAACCTAATCAATGGAGTTTCTCAGCAACCACCTAGTCTAAGACTTGCTTCTCAATGTGAACTACAAGAGAATGGCATGGTAACTATTGCTGAAGGTCTTAAGAAGAGACCACCATTAGAACACGTTGCTAAGATAACTAACAAGACAGATACAGATGCTAAAGTACATTTCATAGACCGAAGTGACACTGAAAGGTTTGTACTATTACTCTCTTCAGAACAATTTGATGCTTCATTTTCTAGTGATTTTACTGGTACAGAAATAGAACTTACAGATTTAAATGGTACTGCACAGAGTATCAGTGGTTCCACAGGAGATGCACTTTCATATATTACCACAAGTGATGCTAGAGATAACTTAAGACTATTCACAGTAGCTGACTTTACCTTTATATTAAACAAATCAAAGATAGCAGCTAAGAGTACTTCTGTAAGCTCCTCAAGAGACCCTGAAGGCATTGTTTTTATAAAGCAAGCCAGCAGTGCTACAACATTTAAAGTCTTCTTAAATGGAGTCTCAGTAGGTTCTATCACAGCTGACGCTGATGCTGATACTTTAGTTAATAATGTGGCTACAGCAATGGGTAGTGTTTCTGGCTTTACTATTACTAAGTTTGGTAGTAGTAATGTCCATGTAACTAGAGCAGATGGGGCAGACTTTACTCTCCATGCAGAGGCTCCTGAAGGCAACATGACGGCTATTAAGGACAGTGTAGTAGACTTTACAGACCTTCCTGCTAGAACTAAAGATGGCTTTACGATTAAAATCACAGGAGACCCAAGCTCAGGGACTGATGATTACTGGATTAAACATAACAATCAAGCAGATGAAGATGTAGGTGAGTGGGTAGAGACTGTAGCACCAGGATTAGCTAACAGTTTAGATGCTACTACTATGCCTCTACAGCTGGTTAGAACCTCAGAAGACCCTTGGGATGCTTCTTTTAGTGCTGACTATGGTGAGACTGTATTCTCACTAGACACTATCACATGGACAGAGAGACTAGCAGGAGACGAAGTAACAGCTCCTGATCCTACTTTTATAGGTGAGACCATTAATGATATGTTCTTCCATAAGAATAGACTAGGGTTCCTAGCTAATGAGAACATAATCTTGTCTGAGTTAGGTGAGCACTTCAACTTTTATGCTACTACTGCTACTGATCTACTAGATACAGACATGATTGATCTAGCATCTCCTACTAATAAAGTTAGTATCCTACATAATGCTGTACCATTCAATGAAGACTTAGTATTATTTAGTGACTTTGGACAGTTTAAGTTGACTGAGTTTGCAGCTGGTGGACTCACTCCTACTAATTCTAAACTGTCCTTGCTTACTGAGTATGAACATGATAAACTAGTCCAACCTGTAGTTAATGGTAGGAAAGTATACTTCTCTGATGAGAATGATGGCTTCTCTGTACTACGAGAGTTTGGTATAGTAGAAGACTTACAAGAAGAAACAGCAGAGAATATTACATCTCATGTACCTAGTTACATCAAAGGTAAAGGCTTTGAGATTATACCTCATGATGACTTTATGTTTATACTGTCTGATGAGAACTTAAATGAAGTATTTTTATACAAGTTTCTCTTTCAACAAGGACAGAAGAAACTAAGTTCTTGGTCTAAGTGGAAGTTTAAAGAAGAAGAAAAAGTAATAGGTATGACTGTAATGGATCATATAGCTTACTTTGTTATTGTTAGACCTGATGGTACTTATCTAGACAAGATGTCTTTACAAGATGCTAACCTTACAGACTTGACTGAGAGTTCTACTCAATTAAGTTTTAAGGTACTACTAGATAGACTCGTAGAACTTACTGGAGTTTACAATGCTGGTGCTGATACTACTAGTTGGACATTGCCTTATCCAGACGATTTTGGATCAACTTTCAGAGTGGTCTTAGGAGCAGCTTGGGAAGGTAAAGAAGGATCACAAGTACAAGGTTTGACTCAAACTACTTCTACTACATTAACTGCTACTGGAGATTACTCAGCTGGCCCTGCTTTTGTAGGTAAAGAGTATCAGTTCTTATATGAGTTTACTGAGCCTACTATTAAGACAGAAGTACAAGGAAGACTTAGTTCTTTATCTGGTGGTATACTAAAGATTCGTAAGTTTAACATTAACTATTTTAAAACGGGATACTTTGAATTTAGAATTACAGCTCCTGGTAGAGATGCTTTTACTCACAAGTTTACTGGTAGAATACTAGGGTCAGCTTTAAATACCATAGGTACTATACCATTTGAAACTGGTAACTTTAAAAAGTTAATACTAGCTGATGCTAAAGATTTAAAATTAGAAGTAGTATCTAACTCATACCTACCACTTGCTCTTACTGGTGCAGATTGGGAAGGTAATTATGTAGTGAGGACAGTCGGGAGAAGGTAGTGAAGCCGTACCATAGAAAATCATCTTTAGATGACTTAACATACCTCTGGTTACACATAAGGTATGAAGATGAACGAGAAGTTGAAACATTAGGTCATACGGTAGAAAAGGTTCTAGCTCTAGGTTTTGGCAATAGTCAGATATGTAGGACTATTATAGATCATAGAGGTAGAGTAGTAGGTATCTATGGTGTAGTCCCATTGTCAGACAAGTGTGGTCAAGTGTGGATGTTAGGTACTGAAGGTCTTGTAGAGATCAAGACTGCTTTCCTTAAACAATCAAGATCAGAGGTAGAAGGTATGAATAGTGTATTTCCACACCTCTGTAATTTTATTGACTCAAGAAATGAAGTACACCTTAAATGGATCAAATGGTGTGGCTTTAAGATAATTGGAGAAAAGGTTATTAATAACGTGAAGTTCTATGAATTCTGTAGGTTAGCATAATGGACTTTGGACTACTATATGCTTCTAAGTTTCTACTAGATACCGTCTCTACAGGGTATTCACATAAACTTGCAGCAGAAAAAACCCAACGACAATATCAGGATGCTCGTAGACAGGTAGCTATCAATAATTCATTAAATTATAATTCTCATTTAAACTTAAATCAACAAGAAATACTTGAATTAAAAAAGTTTGGATTAGATGATTTTGAATTAAAGAAAAAAATACGAAGAGAACAAGCTTCTGATGCAGTTAAAAAAGCTAGTTTTGGTGGTGCTCTAGGTCAAACAGGTGGCTCATTTCAAGCTGCACAAAACAATATTTTAAGATATGGTTTTAATGCTCTAGCTCGTAAAGACTTAAATCAAAAAGCTGTCTTTGAAGATTTAAGAAGAAGGCATACAAATGTAGATTTACAAACTACAAGTCAAAATAATGCTGCGTTTAGTAACCTTAGTGCTGGCCCTAGTGGTTTTGCTTCATTACTCAGTATTGCTGGTTCAGGATTACAAATTGCTATGGATGCCAAGAAAGGTACAAT